AAGACTACGCCGTTGCCCAAGCTGCAAATCGTAAACTTAAAATACATGATCGCATTAAAAAATATCACAACCCATTGGCCGCGAAAAAACTGGCGTTTATTCACTTTGGCAAAACGGGAGGTGTATACGTTAACCATTATTTAAGGGAAGACGTCATACCCATCGCGCAGCATTTTAACTCTTGGTGGGATATGAAAACAGGCAAGAGAAGCCTCCAGAGGGACTGGACAAAAGAAGAGTTGCTCGAAATAGCCGAGAAAGATGTAGGTATAGCTCTCGCTCACAATCACCAATTAGGATGGTGTAAGGAAACCGTGCAAGCCTTTAAAAATAACGGTTGGTTAACGTTCATGTTTTTGAGAGATCCTAAGAACCTAATGTGCTCATTGTACTTTTGGGCGCAAAAACAAAACAGAAAATGGCGACCAGCACTTCCATTAAAAAAACCTTACGTGGGTTTTGGGCGCTGGGACTCTAAGGAGTTAACCGAAAAAGATAAAAAAATTATCAATAGATTAGCTAACCCCTTGTCTGATGAGTTTGTAAGTATATCTGGCCAAACTGACCCTGAGAGCGTAACGTTAGATGACTTTATTAAGTTCTTAGTGACAAGTGAAGAAGCCGAAGCCCTTTGGGTGCTGCCAGATTATACAGACGACGTTGAATATGTTGCCGAAATGAATGATAAAAACTTTGGAGATTTTTTGTCCAAATATTTTTCACACAACTACAAACCTAAAGAAAAAAGAAATGTCAGCAAAAATAAAGGATACAAATACTATTGCGATAACGGCGAAATCTCGATAGAAACCCAAAAGTTAATTGAGTCTCATCCAGAATATAAAAAATATTCAAAACATATAAATGAGTGTAAATAAGATTAAGTATGGCAAGAAAAACTAGCTCACCGAAGCACCCTTCTAAGGCTAATCTTAAGGCTCAAGCTCGAAAGGAAATTCAAGACTCTCTCGCCCCAGTGCCTGTTGAAAATCCTATAAAAAGGCAAATCAAGGTAAAGTCTTTCCCTTGGACAGAGAATCAAAAGAGCTTTTTTAGAGTAGCCCTTCATCCTGACACGAGGATAATGTTCGTTAATGGCCCCGCAGGGACATCTAAAACGTTATTGGCTGTATACTGTGGTCTGCAACTTCTAAATATGAAAGCCATCTCAGATATAATGTATCTGAGGTCAGCGGTAGAAAGCAGCGAAGCTAAACTGGGATTTCTTCCCGGAAGCGCAGAAGATAAACTGCGTTTCTATAATTTACCTTTTCTCGACAAGCTAGATGAATTGTTAGCATCGACGAGAGCAGAAAAGCTTGAGTCGGAAGGTAGAATCTCAATGTTCCCTGTTAATTTTGCTAGAGGGCTCCATTGGGATGCAAAGTGCATCATTTTGGATGAAGCGCAAAATTCTACTGCTAAAGAAATTACAACTGTTTTGACCAGAATGGGTAAACACAGTAAGTGCTTTGTTTTAGCTGATCCAATGCAAACCGATTTGAGACATCAAGACCAGCGCGGAGCCTTCGAATCAATGACGCAAATTTTTTCCGATCAAGAGAGTCAAGAGATGGGAATACATACTTTTACTTTCGATGAGGATGATATCATGAGGTCAGAGCTAGTTAAGTATCTGACTAAGAAACTAAGAAGCCAAAATGGCAAATGAAGTGAAAAACGATACAGGGCAATGGGTGGTGGTTATTTACTCCAAAGGGGAGAAAATCACATCTAGAGTATTTAAAGAGAGCTCGGAAGAAGAAGCAAGAGCCAAAGCGACTGAATGGGTCCACAGATGGGGAGAAAAAGTAGACTGGTCGCTTCATCATGTAGTTTAATGGTTAAGGTAAACGTACAATACGAAAATGGAGATCAAGACGTAGTTAGAATGAGCAACAAACAAGCGGAAACTGAATTGCAGTCTTTCCTCAGTAGGTATCCAGACGCCAGCAAAAAAGAATGGACGAAAAAGATAAAAGGCGTGGAAGATAGCGGTTGGACAAAAAAAGATTACGATTGTTAAGGCTTTTATTGAAAATGAGCGTTCTTGGATGTAGTATGGGGGCGTGACTACCCTCTGCGTAGCTCTTATAGTTAAGAATGAGCAACACGTTATCGAAAGATGCATAAACTCATTTAAGAATCATATTGACTACTGGGTTATATGCGATACTGGATCTACAGATGACACGAAAGAAATAATCTCCGACAAGCTCCGAGATATTCCCGGAGAGCTTCACGAAACCGAATGGAAAGACTTCGGTCATAACAGGTCCGAATTAATGAAGCTGTGCTTCAACAAAGCGGATTACATACTTCTAATCGACGCCGATATGGAATTACGCGTCAACGATCTAAACTTCACGGATGAGCTATACCATACTTCTTACATGCTTAAATACGAAGGCGATATGTACTTTAGGCAAAAGATGCTAGTAAAGGGCGATATAAATTGGAGATATGAGGGAGTTACCCATGAATATATAATAGGAGAGGGTGACATTAGTGCTGGCCCTACGGATCTTGTGTCTTTGGTTCATTATAGCGACGGATCTAGGCATTCGTACAAGAATCAAGAAGATGTATCCTTATTGGAAAAATCAGTTGAGAACAACCCTGATAACCCCAGAGATGTCTTTTATTTAGCTCAGTCTTATGAATGTAACGGAGATCTCGAAAAAGCTTCTGAGATGTACAAGAGGCGCTCAGAAATGGGTGGCTGGGATGAGGAGACATACATAGCAAAGCTAAGAAGAGCAGAATGTATTAGCAAAAATCCAGAAGACTCACATTACCCAATAGGCTTGTACATTGACGCTTTAAAATTTAGACCTTTTAGATTTGAAGCAGCGTATAGAGTCATCAATTACTTCAGGAGAAAAAGGCTCTACAAGTTTTCTCACGATATGAGTTTGGACTACTTAAGAAAAGCGGAGACGGAAGATCTTTTGTTCGTCGATAAAACTGCAAAAAATTATAAAATCCCCTTGGAGTATGCCTTGAGTTGTTTCCACGTAGGCAAAAAGGACGTTTGTTTTAGGGTGTGTGAGGATTACGTGAAGAGGGTTATTATGCCGTCCGAATATAGAGAGTGTTTCGAAAACATTCTTAGGTTTCGGCATTCATGAGTGATTTTTCTTCTTAACAAGAATACATCAAATATGGCGCTTAGACTACTTTACCACTTGCTCGCTCGACGCGTTTCTTAACCAGATGGGCTTTGGCGTTTATCTGCTGCGCTAAATTCTCTATAAATTGATTAAGCTCTCTATCCTTCAAATCATCCCTATCACAGTATTTAACACTTAATTCCAAAATTTTTTTGAAATCCCCCAGAACTTCTTCTTTGCTCATACTGTCTATATTTACACCTAATTATTCGATTTTTAAAATTTTGTGTGTTAACCTTCTTTTGTATTATGAAAACTTACTGTCCAGATTGTGGGGCTAAGATTGAGTTTGTAAGTAAAAAGCCCAATTTTTGCCCTAATTGTGGGAATGGGATTACAGCTAATAAAACCCCGTCTAAACCTACACCTACAAATGAAAAATCCGCTGTTGCGGAAACAAGTTTAGGATTCGATATGGGCGATGGACAAGAACCATTAGCCTTTCAGTCCTTGAAGCAGTTGGAATACGATTTTGAACCCGATTCTCAAACCTCAGAAACTCTAGGTTCCATATTCGAAAATGCCAGCATGGATATTGAGCCGACAGTCGATTCCCCCATTGGGGAAGGACAGACAGCCCAGCAGAATATGGAACAGTTCAAGGCCGAGGCCGGGACGCTGAGAGAAAAAAATAGCGAATAGTGCCTCGAAAAAAGAAACCTAGTAAAAAAACCAGCCCAAAATTTGAAGACGTTATAGACAAGATAAATACTGAGATCCTTAAAAGAAGGGGGAAATGGAATTTGAGTATTTTGTCTTGGATGGATTTCGATGACGTTTCTCAAATTTTAAGGATTCATATATGGAAAAAATGGGATCTATACGACCCAGAAAAGCCATTAGCTCCTTGGCTTAATAGAATAATATCGAACCAGATAAAAAACCTCATAAGGAATAACTATGGGAGCTTTAGTCGTCCTTGTTTAAAATGTGATGCTGCCGAGGGGTTTGACATGTGTTCGATATATGGAAAGCAATCTAACGATTGCCCATTGTATGCTAATTGGGAGAAAACAAAAAAAAGAGCCCACGATACAAAACTTCCAGTGTCTCTTGAGAATCATAAACAAGAAGTATTCCAAATGTCTATAGAGACTATGAATTTCGATGCCAAGTCAGAACAATTACATAACAAAATGAAACAAGTCCTTAAGCCTATCGAGTGGAAACTTTACGATCTTTTGTATATACAATTCAAATCAGATGACGAAGCGTCAAAATTAATGGGGTATAAGAGCGCAGAAAAAAACAGGGCTCCGGGCTATAAGCAGTTAAAGAATATTAAAAAAACTATATTAGAAAAAGTAAAAAAAATCTTACGTAGTGGAGAGGTAGATTTATAATGAGTACAAAACCTTTAGAGCTAACCGAAGAGCAGCAAACCAAGGTAATTGAGCTTTGGAATAGCCGCGAGGAAGACCCTCCTTCGCTCCTAGAGCTTGTTAGAGAGGCTTTTCCTAACCTTGAGAGTGCAGACGGCAGAAGCAAGGAAGGGAAGGCTGTAAAGGCATTTTTAGCCTCCAGATCGCTTAAAGCTCGTGGGGCTCACGAGTACAAAGCCAAGGGCACAAAAACGTTAACTGACCAACAAAAAGAATTCATACAAAATAATGTTCTTACTATGAAGCCGTTAGAGATAACGAGGGCTTTATACAACAACGATAGATTAACAGCCCTGAGCCAAGAGGCTAGAACAGTTCTGGAGCAAATAAAAACCTTAGATCCTCAATTAGTATACGCTCAACCAGAACATGAGGGTGTTGCTACTGGCGTATATAAACCCCCAAAGACTATCTTATCTACGATATCTAAAATTAATAGATATGTAGCTACTCAAATAAACAAAGATAAAATTACTCCGACTCAAAAAAAGGAAATATCTTCCTTAATCGGGTACATGAATACTTATAGGTTTAACCATCAAATTAATACCTATCAGGCAGAAACAGATAGGGAGTTATTCGAGTCTAGCTTCGTTCGTTATACCAACGACAAATCTGACTTAACCCAAGAAGAAGTAGATCAATATATCGTTTTATGTACCGAAATAATTATTTCCTCGAGTATCCAAGAAACGATTCAAATGATTCAGATGCAAATCGATCAAGAAGTCGAACAAGGCAATAGAATTCCCATGACTCTAATCGAGGCTAATAATACGGCCAGAACAGAATATAATCAGTGCGTTACCAGACAGCAAAAACTCTTAAATGATCTAAAAGTAAAAAGAAGTGATCGATTGAGTAAGCAAATCAAAGAAAACGCTAGTATTCTTAATTTGGTTCAAATGTGGAAAGAAGAAGAGAATAGAGAAAAGATGATAAAGCTGGCCGACTTAAGGAAGCAGTCATTATTAGAAGAGACGGAAAACCTCGCTTCTATGGACGAGATAAAAGCCAGAATAATGGGCTTAACAGAGGATGAGATATTAAATGGCTAGTACTTGTAAAGTATGTGGTGTTTCGTTTGATTCTGAAAGGCAGCTTCATGGTCATCTGAAAGCTCATAAGTTGAGGGTAGTTGAATATTATCAATCATATTACCCACGACATGATTTACATGACGGAAAAATTATAAAGTTCAAAAATAAAGCTCAATACTTTTCCTCTAGGTTTAACTCCAAGACTAACCTAAGAATGTGGTTGAAGGAGCAGAATTTAGAAGATGCTCGCGAATTTGGCGAAGAAATCCTTCAAGAAAGGATGGTGGAGAAAGATCTTCAGTATGCGCCTAGCCAAGTAGAGTTGAGATCTTTAATGTTTCCCCCAGTTCAATACTATAACGAGATATTTGAAAGCTACCAGAGCCTATGCTCAAAGCTTGGATTAAAGAATAAACATTTTAATCAGGGGGAACTAATCTCAGGGGAAGAATGGGGAGATCCCAAATATAAGATATACATAGACACAAGAGAGCAGAAATCTTTAAGGTTTAATCGACCCATAGAAGTCAAAAAGCTAAACTTCGGAGACTATTCTTTTAGCGACAGAGGGGCTTCAGGCAATTGCTACGTAGAAAGGAAATCTTTAACAGATTTCATAGGCACTATGAGCGGTGGGTTAGAAAGGTTTAAAAAAGAAGTCGAAAGAGCGAAGGAGGCTGAAGCATACCTAGTGATTCTAGTAGAGTCTAAATTTAATGATGCTCTGCACTTTAATGAGATAAGGCGTAAAGGAACGAACCATAAACTCTACAGTAAAATAAGAATTAATCCCGAGTTTGTGTTTCACAACGTAAGATCTTTAATACAGGCAAACGACCATATACAGTTTTTGTTTGTGGAGGGAAGAAAGGAAGCATCTAGGATAGTCGAGAAAATTTTGACTTCGGGAGGAGGAGCTAAGACTATAGATCTCCAACTATATTACGATTTAGGATCTTTATAATGTGGTACGCCCCAGAAAAATATCAACAAAATTTACCCGATTTAAATAAGGAGCTTTTAAATCTTAAAGGTGAACTAACTGACAAGCAAGCTAAGATTAGCTTGGCTAAATTCCTAAGAGGCAACATAGGGATTACCACCGAGCTTATATCAGGGATAAAACTAGCCCCATTCCAAGAAATCACATTGAAAGGAATGATGAATAGGAATTTCTCTATGTGCGTTTGGGGTCGTGGTTGCGGTAAAACGTTCATTGCTTCAGTGTTTTGTTTCCTTCAGTGCATATTTAATCCGGGAACTAAAATATTGATAGCTGGCCCTACGTTTCGTACTGCTCGTTTTATTTTTAATAACTTAGAGAAACTCGTGGAAAGTAAAGGCGCTGAATTATTGGCTCAAGCTTTTGGGGCCAAATCGAAACGTAACGATCAATTCGAATGGCAGATAAACGAAGGCTCTATAACAGCCATTCCGCTCAATGGTGAAAAGATCCGTGGTTTTCGTGCTAATATATTAGTGCTAGATGAGTACCTTTTGATCCCTGAAGATATAATCAACAATGTGCTAATGCCCTTTTTGGTTGCTCCTCAAAACATGAAAGAGAGGCTAGAGGTAAAGGAAATCGAGGAGAAGCTTATTGAAGAGGGAAAGATGAAAGAAGAGGATAGGATGGTGTTTGAGAATACATCCAAGATGGTAGCTCTATCGTCTGCTAGTTATACTTTCGAGAATCTATATAAGACCTATCAAGAATGGACAGATAAAATCGTATCTAAAGACAAAACAGACGCTCGATATTTTATATCTCAATTAGGTTACGAGGCACTTCCGAAAGAGATGATAGATCATACCATCATTGAAGAAGCTCAAAATGGAGGGGCTTCCCACTCTTCGTTCTTAAGGGAGTATTGCGCTCAGTTTACTGATGGTTCCGACTCTTACTTCAGCGCAAAGAAAATGCACTCGTGTACCATACCCGATGGCGAAAGCCCGACTACGAAAATAGTAGGAGACGAAGACAAGAAATACGTTTTGGGGATTGACCCTTCATTTTCCAATAGTCCTAGCTCTGATTATTTTGCAATGTCTATGCTAGAACTAGATGACGAAGCCAAGTCTGGAACTTTGGTGCATAGTTATGCTGTTGCTGGAGGCGACTTAAAAGACCATATAAGATACCTATATTACATAATGAAGAATTTTAATATAGAAGTAATATGCATTGATAACGCTGGGTATCAATTTATAGATGGGGCGAACGAATCAGAGCATTTTAAGAGAGACAATGTAAAAATCAACTTCATTGATTTCGATAGTAATAAAGATGGCGGCGACTATCAAAAAGAAATCAAAAAGCTCAAAAGAGCCCACAATAAGGATGCTGGCTATATTTGCTTCAAACAAATATTCACAAGTGAATGGCTTAGAAAAGCTAATGAGTTCCTGCAAAGCAGCATAGACCATAAAAGGATATGGTTCGGGTCTAAGACCGTAGCTAATGTGAGCTCTTTTAATCGGTATTCTGGTTCCAAAATAGATTTAAAGTTTGTTAATGAGGATAATATGTTAGATTTCATAGAGACCCAAGACTCTCTTATACATCAAACCAAAAAGCAATGCGCTCTAGTTGAAGTAAAATCTACAGCAAAAGGGACTCAAACTTTTGACTTGCCTCAACACTTGAAAAGAAGTACATCTTCTCTTCGAGCGAGGAAAGATAATTACACGACTCTAATGCTGGCAAATTGGGCTACAAAATGTTATTATGACTCGCAAAACTTAAAAGAGGAAGTGATTCCAACAACTTTTACCCCGATTGTTATAAAATAAGGTGTAATTCTAATAGAAATCATGGCAAGTCCACGCAAAAAACCTGAAAATTCCCCAACGGAACCGTTAATGGCGGGAATGGAGGAATCCCTCGCTTATTCTAGAGCAGAGAAAACCACTAGAACTCGCAGAAATGCCGCCTCCTACATAGAAAGAACCGATAGGTTTAGAAACATTAAAGAAGGGCTCACCCCCTTTAAGTACAGCCAAAGTGGAGATTATGGAGGCACTAGGAATATAAATGTTAGGGACGTAGTTATCCTTTGTCAAAAGGCTTATTACAATTTTGCGGTATTTAGGAACGTAATTGATCTCATGACCGAATTCTCCATCTCTGATATTTACTTATCTGGAGGTACAAAAAAGTCTAGAGACTTCTTTTCTGCTCTTTTTGAAAAATTTGATATTTGGGATCTACAGGAAAAATTTTTCCGCGAATACTTCAGATCGGGGAACGTGTTCATTCATAGGTTTGATAATAGAATTAGAAAAGCAGACGTAATTAAAATTGCCAGATCCTTCGGTCTTAACAAGGGGTTCTCAAGCTCTTTGGCGGAAGACGGGAGTATAGTTTTGCCTTCTAGATACATAATCCTAAATCCAGCTGATATACAAGCAGGAGGAAATATATCCTTTGCTAAAACTAAATTCTACAAAAATCTTTCTGATTACGAATTGGAAAGATTGAGGAACCCTAAAACAGCAGAAGACGAAGAAGTGTTAAACGCTTTGCCTTCGGAGAAGCGGAAAGAAGTAAAAGATAAAAAAAATAACAACGTCCAAATAGAACTCAATCCAGAAAAAACATCTGCCGTTTTCTACAAGAAGCAAGATTACGAGCCCTTGGCGGTCCCTATGGGTTTCCCCGTCTTAGAATCCATAAACGCCAAAGCAGAAATGAGAAAAATGGATCTTGCCATTACAAGGACTACTCATCAGGCAATTCTATTGGTTACTATGGGCGCTGAGCCAGAGAAGGGCGGAGTAAACCAAAAGAACTTAGAGGCGATGCAGAAACTTTTCGCAAATGAGTCCGTAGGTAGAGTATTAATTTCAGACTACACCACTGACGCTAAATTTATTATCCCTGACATTGCAGACCTTCTTCACCCTAGAAAGTACGAAGTAATTGATAGGGATATCAACGAAGGGCTAAATAATGTATTAGTGGGCGGCGAAAAATTCGCTAACCAACAAACGAAAGTGGAAGTCTTCATGGCTAGGCTCAAACAAGCTCGTGAAGCATTTGTTAATAAGTTCCTCAAGACAGAGGTGAAAAGAATTTCTAAAACTCTAGGGTTTAAGTCCTACCCTACGCCCGTTTTTGAAGACATCCCCTTAAAAAACAACTTCAACACTCAAAGGATTTATAGCAGATTAATGGAGCTTGGAATTCTAACTCCAGAGGAGGGCTTTGATGCCCTACAGAACAATAAGCTTCCAGACAGGGAGTCTTCTTTAGAGTCTCAGAAGAGATTCAAGGAGCTAAAATCTCAAGGATTTTACGAACCTTTGATCGGCGGCAAAAATTCTCCCCCAAGCAAAGAAGGCAATGGCGAAGATAAAAATGGAAGACCGCCCGAAATTAGCACCCCCCAACCAGACAGGCAACCGGGAAAAATTGGGGAAAAACAATCAAAAGCTAATTATAGCTTAAAGAAAGTCAAAGAAAATCTAACTCTTGCCTCGAAGCTCGAAGAGAAGGTCAAAGACCAACTCAAAAAAATGCATAAACTAGACGCACTAGACGAAAGACAAGACCAAGTAGCCAGTGAAATAGCAGAGTTGATAATGTCAAATGAATCTTCAGGTCAATGGATTAAGGTAGGCGTGATCAGAAAGTATCTAAAATCACCAATGGATACTAATGCGAAAGCGGTAGATCAAATTCATGATATCGCGTGTGAGCATCAAATCAGTTCTTACCTTGCAAGTATACTTTATGCTAGTGAGGTAAAAAGAGATGCCTGAGTTCACTATAAAATCCAATGAGCAAGGGTTATTTGCTGGTCCAGCACCATCAAGCGGATACCACTTTATAAACGCTCAAGGTTTTCTTACGGGGGACTCTTCTCAAGCGAGCGCTTTAAAACAGATTAATGGGCTTACAAGTTTTTCATATTCTATACAGTCTAACAGAGTAGATGTATCAGAGTTAGGAAGAAGAGAGTTAGTAGATAGCATACAAATTCACCCCCCCACCGTGGAAATAAATTTTGATTACAATGTTTATGATTTAAGGAATGAAGTTAGACTCGGGCTTAACCCGAATTTTCCCACGGGTGGAAATCAGTTGTCTTACTTCGATAATAATTTAGAAGTGTTTTTCTTTGAGGGTCTAGCTTCTGAAAGCACTTCCTCGGCATATTCCCAATCTAATTGGCCTTACAAAGATAGAGATAAAAGAAATTTGTTTTTTATTAATGGTAAGAAGGGGGAAGATTTAATTAATATGGATGAGTCTAAATTGGGAGACGTATCTGTATTAGCTTTTGGCGATTGTTATTTAAGTTCATACAGCACTAATTTAACCGTAGGCAGTCTAGTCACTTCTAGTATTTCCTATCTCAGCGATAACGTAAGTTTCCACACAAGTGGATCTGGTGCGTCTCCAGCTATAGAGCCTACTGGTTATACTAGGGTTAACGATAACATCTTCAAGATCCCCAAGACGCTAGATGAGACCTCAAGCAAGAGCAAAATAGGATACGCTGTACATAATATGAATCCCAGCACTCCGTTGATGTGTTCCGATTTATTAGTATCTATCAAAGCTACGGGATATGGCAATGACCAATCGGATATAAGAGATATTGGTTATGATTTTGGTACTTTTAACCTTCAAGAAGTAACGTTCCAAACCGACTTTGAAAGAAGGGAATTCATTGGAATGGGATACAAAATTCCAATCGATAGACCAATAAAATACCCGATGATTGTTAGGGCTACCATATCTGCTTTAGTAGCCGATTCCACGACGGGTGAAATGAGAAATTTATTTAATAATGACTATAAATACGACATAAATATAAAATCTAGAAATAGGCAAGTAGCATGTTCTGGAGAAGCTGACCCACTTGTAGTTTTACAATATGACTTAATTAATTGTAAGATAGATAGTATAGATTTTGCCAACCGAGTTAATGAAAGGGCTAAGTTAGGTATGACTTTCTCAACCGATGTCGCAGATGATGTTTCGGGGAAAGGCCTATTCGTCAGTGGAAAAATAATTGAATCAGGGACTGTGTTTTCTGGTTTTAACTTTTAAATGTGTAACCTAAATAAAGAATTATGAGTGAAGAAAATCAAGACAAGCCAGTGGGCCAAAGCGTTAACGAGTATATGAATCCCAATGATTCATTTGATATTTCTATACCCGATATTCCTATACCTGAACCAGAGGAAGATCGGTTAGTAGATAAAGAAGTAAAGGACGAAGTAGAAACTGCTTTTAAGTTCGCCTTTATTGGTGCTGGCCAAGGAGGCTCAAGAATAGCCGAAACTTTTTATGAATTTGGTTATAGAAAAGTAGCAGTTCTAAATACCGCGCAGCAAGATCTAAACACCATTAAAAAAGTCTCTCACAAATTGTGCATTGGAGATGGAGGGGCGGGTAAAGATCCAGATTTCGCGAAAAAAGTTTTCGCTGGCAAAAAAGAAGACGTTGTAGATTTCATGAGGTATTCCTTTGGGGAAACTCTTGATAGGATATTTGTATGCGCTGGCGCTGGCGGTGGAACCGGATCAGGCACTGTTGCTGGCTTGGTTGATGCGGCTAAGGAGCTTCAAGAAACGATTAAAGCCCCTACTGATAAGGTTGGGGTAATTCTAGCCCTGCCGAAAGCCTCAGAGGGAAAGAAAGTAAACGCTAATGCTCACAGAGCCCTAAATGAAGTTTATGATTTGGTCGAAGAAGGGAAAGTATCTCCTTTGGTAGTTATCGATAATGAAAGAATCGGTAAGGTTTACCCTAATCTTGTCGTGTCTAATTTTTGGCAAACCGCTAACGCAAGCATGGCGGGATTGTTCCACCTATTTAATCTTACCGCAGCAAGGGATAGTTCGTTTACGTCTTTTGACGCTAATGACTACAAAACTATTTTAGATTCTGGTTTGATGGTGTTCGGTGCATCCCCAGTTAAAGAGTGGAAAGATCCAGTAAGTATTTCTAGAGCCTTGAGGGATAATCTCAAGAGTGGTCTTTTGTCCGGGGGCGTAGATTTATCTTCTGGAAGTCATGCTGGCGCTGTAGTCGTGGGTGGGAAAGAGCAATTAGACAATATTCCTCAGTCTGCCCTAGATCAAGCGTTTGACCAGCTTTGCAGATTGTTGCGCCCCGGAAACGTGGTTCATAGAGGTATATACGTCGGAGATAAGCCGAATTTAATTGTTTATACCTCAATAGGTGGTATCGCTAGACCCGACGAAAAACTTAAAGAATTGGCCAAATTGGGGGACATATCAGAGGACATATCAGATAAGTAGACAACTTTTCTGCCCCTGCTAAAAGCCGCACGGTTTTCACCACTGTGCGGTTTTTTTAGTGTAATTTCATATGGAATGTTATCGATGGAATTAATAACGATGATCGGTGGGAGTATCGTAGGTTTTATTTTCCGCTATATGGCTGAAAGAGCTAAAGAGCGTCATGAAATGTTTAAGAACGCATTAGCCCTTAAGAAAGCTCAAGACGATAGCGCCGATAAAGCGGCTGAAAGAGTGCCTATAGATGTAGGGAAATGGGTGCGACGTTTAATTGTTTGTTCTATCTTATTTGGGGTCATCGCTGCTCCCTTTATTTTATCTTTATTGGGGTATTCGACAATCGTCGAAGTAGAGACAGAGAACCCAACTTGGCTTTTCGGTTTATTTGGAGGAGGAAAAGAAATCAATTTTGTTGAGCTTGATGGTTATCTAATGGTCCCCGAAGTAAGACAAACATTAAGCGCTATAGTTGGTTTTTATTTTGGTAATGCAGCTGCGAAAGGATCTACTTGATGGAGAAAAGAGATATCAAGAAAAGCACAAATGATTTTGCGGTCAAGTATTGCTTGGGGCTTTTATTGTTTATGTCTATTTTTGTAAATATTTTGACTTATCAGTCTAATGAATTACTCAAGAAGCAAAATAAGGGACTGATGATTGAGAATATGATCCTAACACACGAAGGGAACAAGCTCTATAATTCTTTTCAAAAGTTGATAAATCTTTTTAAACAAATGGACGAGGAACTTAAAGAAAATGAAAGGAGTGGACTTGAAGCATAGTATTTTATCTATTTGTGTTTTAGTGTTTTTTGCCATCGGCTGCAAAACTGGAGGAGTACGCATAGGAAAAGATTCCGCTGGGAAAATCATTAAACCTAAGACTATAAAAGAAATAAACGAAGGAAGCTCATCTATCCCAAAGGGCAATCCAGCGCCAGACAAGCCAATAGTAGAATCGGTAGAAAATATTCCAGATGGTAACGTAATACCGAAAAAGGAGGAGGCAGCTTCATGGGATCAAGCTACGTCTTTACCCAATCTCAAGGCGGAAATTTTACCTGCAAAGAGTAGGCCCGTTATTCCGGACTTACCCGCTGCCGAACCTAGAACAGATAATTTCGACCTAGCATTAAAAAAAGCTAATTTAGAATTATCGAAATTTAATTTCGATGATCCCCTGCTTCCTGATTTGCCTTTAGGCGATGAAAAAGATAATATACCCTTATTCGAAATAGTCCCAGCGCCGGATTTAGAAGAAGACCCAAAAGAGAAATCCGAAAAGGACAAGGCAGAGAAAAGGAAACTAGAAGCTAAAAGACTATCAGAAATAGAAAAGGAGAATATGAAAATTAATTTTGGAGAACTTATATTATTTTATTTTTTAGCGTTAATGATCCTTATCATCGCATATATTACTTACGACTTCATTAGAGAAATGAAAAAGCAAGCCAAGGAAAAAAATCCATTCGCGAAAAAGCCAGTTAAGAAAATAGCCATAAAGAAGAAAGC